TGATAGATTAGGATATACTACAGGGGATGGAGGAGATACACTTCATACAAGACTTGTTGAAGCAATGAAGAATACAAAAGCAAAGTGGTTATTCATTCATTCTGATTGTGAGTTCTAGCGTGAAGAGTTAAAAGATTATTACATTTATACAAAAGACTTTAAGTATATGCAGAACTTTGGTAAGGGTAAAGATCACTCAGGTTCAAAAGTAAAACATCTTTATGTAACCAATTATATAACTGTCACAACTAATCCCACAGAGGAGAGTATTACTGCTACAATATAGGTATCTAAAGAAAATTAATGCAACTAAGACCACATCAAGAGCAAGCACTACAAGCTATGGCAGACAATGACATAGGACAGGTTATTGTTCCTACTGGTGGTGGTAAGACCATCTGTATGATTATGGATGCTGTCAAGCAGTTGGAAGATTATGGTACAGTTGTAGTCGTTGCACCACGCATACTACTTGCAGAGCAACTATCACACGAATTTATGGAAATCATTGACAAAAAGTACAATGATGTTGATGTGATGCACGTTCATAGTGGTAAAATCAAAGGTGTATTCAGTAGTACAAATCCACTTGAGATACAATCATTTGTTGAGCAGAACTTAGTAAATTTCTTCAGTAGAACCATTATATTTACAACATATCATTCATTACATAAAATTCAAGAAAGTGGTATTATGGTTGATACTATCTACTTTGATGAAGCACACAACTCAGTACAGAAAAACTTTTTCCCTGCTACTGATTACTTCTCACAGTATGCAGGTAGATGCTATTTCTTTACTGCTACACCAAAGCATAGTCGTTCTCCTGTCAAGGCAGGTATGAACTGGACAGAGGTGTATGGTGGTGTGATATGTCAAGTACCTGCACCAAAGTTAGTCAAGCAGGGTTACATACTACCACCCAAAGTTAAGGTGTATCGTTCAAGAATACTCAAGAAAGATGAGTTAGTTGCAGACAGAGACAATGAGCAAATGATTGGTGCGATTGACAATCTTGATAAGGACAAAGTATTAATTTGTGCCAAGTCAACCAGACAGATTGTTGCACTTGTATCACAGACAGATTTTGTACAGCAACTTGCTATTCGTGGTTACTCTTATATGTTTATCACAGCAAAGACAGGTGCGATGATTGATGGAGAGAAGGTTGACAGAGAGACTTTCTTCAATACTCTTAATGAGTGGGGTAGAAACGGAAAGAAGTTTGTTGTACTACATCACAGCATACTCTCAGAGGGTATCAATGTCAATGGTCTTGAAGCAGTATTGTTTATGCGTTCTATGGACTACATAGGTATTAGTCAGACAATCGGTAGAGTTATTCGTAAGGGCGATGCTGACAAAGTATTTGGTCTTGTATGTGTACCAGTTTACTCTAATGTTGGTATTACTACCGCAAGAAAGGTTGAAGCAGTAGTTGATACTATCTTCAACAAAGGTCAGGCAGCAACTACAATTATTACACGATGAGTAAGATAGTATTAGTTACAGGTGGATTTGACCCTATACATAGTGGTCATATCTCATATTTTAAAAATGCAAAAGAATTATACCCTAATACTCCATTATGTGTTGGTCTTAATTCAGATGAGTGGTTAATCCGTAAGAAAGGAAAGTTTTTCCTACCTATGAAGGAGAGAAGAGCAATAGTCAAGGAACTTAAACCAGTAGATTTGACGATTACTTATGATGATACAGACAACTCATCTAATATGGCAATATTCAAGTGTTTACAAATGTATGATAAAGTGATATACTGTAATGGAGGAGACAGAGTTAATACCAACGTGCCAGAATATCTTAAATTTCAACAGAATGACAGAGTTATCTTTGAGTGGGGTGTTGGTGGCGATGACAAAATGAACAGTAGTTCGTGGATTTTGAATGAATTTCTAAAAAGATGAAAGACACAATTTTATTTGGAGATTGTAAGGAAACACTAAGTGAATTTTTACCACAGAGTGCAAGAACTTGCGTAACATCCCCACCATATTATGGACTCAGGGATTATGGTACAGCAACGTGGATAGGTGGCGATCCTAATTGTAATCACAGGAGAGACACTAAAGTTAATCCTAAGAATTGTATTACTGGACATAAAAATCATGATGAAATGGCAGGGGTTGGCGATGCAATATACAAAACTGTTTGCCCGAAGTGTGGTGCAATTAGACAAGATAGTCAGATAGGACTTGAAGAAACACCCGAAGAATATATTGAAAATCTTGTAAATGTATTTCGTGGTGTCTGGGATGTTTTAACTGATGATGGAACTTTATGGGTTAATCTAGGAGATAGTTATTATAACTATCGACCAGGAAAAGGTCAATCATATCCGAAGCAATCTGTATCTAAAACAAAACAAGACTTACCTGATAATTGTAATAAACGTGGCAACAAATTAGATGGACTCAAAGAGAAAGATTTAATTGGAATCCCTTGGATGTTTGCGTTTGCTATGCGTAAAGATGGATGGTATCTACGACAGGATATTATTTGGCATAAACCAAATCCAATGCCTGAGAGTGTAAAAGATAGGTGTACAAAGTCACACGAATATATATTTTTGTTCAGTAAAAATAGAAAATATCACTATAACAATGAAGCAATCAAAGAACCCGCAAAAGATTGGGGAACAAGAGACAGAACAAACGGAAAATACCACAACGAAGGAACAGGACTCCAACCCCATAGCGGACTTACAAAATCATATTCAACAAAGAATAAACGCTCTGTCTGGACATCAAAACATGGAAAATATGTAACACAAGAAAATGAAGCAAAACACAGACAGGGTATTCATGCAAATCGTGGAGATAATTTAATTGCAGTACGCACTAAATTACCAACGCAAAAAGAGTTAGTTGAATTTTTAAGGTCAAAAACTAAAGCAAAACTATTAGCAGAGCATACTGATATTCCATTAACAAAAATTGAACATTGGTTTAGATTTGATGAGTCTGGTTTTTCATATCCAAGTATCGAAGATTGGAAAAAAGTAAGAGAGCATATAGATGAATACGAGGTAATGGATGAGGGATTGACATATTATGAATTAAAAACAGATGAAGTTGTGTCATCAAATACAAAGAATAAACGTTCTGTTTGGTCTGTTACTGTCAAACCATACAAAGAAGCTCATTTTGCAACATATCCACCTGACTTGATTGAACCTTGCATACTCGCAGGGAGTGAGGAGGGAGATACAGTTATCGACCCATTTATGGGTGCAGGAACTACAGCTGCAGTTGCAAAATCACTTAATCGTCATTATATTGGATGTGAACTCAATGAAGACTATGGTAACTTAATTCAGAAAAGAATACAAGATTATAAACCAGTTCAACCAGTTAAAGAAGTGGCACAAGAGCCTTGCATAAGCATCTTTGATATTATATAATAGAAGAGTAAACAAAAGGAGAACCACCAATGAGAGTTAAAGTAGAACTTTATGTAGCAGGTCAAACTTTTACTGAAGAAGTAAGAGCAGTTGACTATCAGGAAGCAAGACAAGTCGCACTTGCAAGAAACCCTAATGCTAGAGTAATTAGTGTTACTGCTGTATTTTAATGGCAAGAGGAGACAACTACCAATCTTTTTATCCAACTAAGAATCTGACTTTGCTTGACGCAAAGGTAGGACAACCAAATGGTTGGGTATCCAAAGATGGTATGTGGGCTGCAGTTCCATCAAACGGAAGAAAGTTTGCCATTGTTCATAATGGTATCGTAGAACACTTCTCAAAGAACTTTGAATGTGCTATGATATACATAAAAAAAGGTATTCAAAAGGAGAAGAAAAATGCACGATCAAAACTCAATTGACGTAGAGGAAACTTCCGCACAAAAGTATCAGCGAGCGTTAGACTTGTTTACTGAATCAGTACTGAAACCTGACCATGACTTGCGAGGTTGTGCATATAATCAGGGGTGCTATGAAGACCTGATGCAGATAAGAGAACACGTTTTAGAATACCTAAAAACATTAAAAGAAGTCACGCATCATACCTATGCAGATGAGAGTGATGAATTAGAGACAGCAAAGTTAATTGAAGTCAAAGATAGAATAGCAGTTGAGTCAAAACCATTTACAAAATGGCGGTAATGTGTTCATACTAATACATTTATATTAGGGTAAAAATATTAAAATAAATAATGTGAACTATTAATTTACCTTATGTTATCTACCCAATACCGTTTAAGATTACAAGCGATTTGCAAAGACATCGCAGCTGGAACCGAAGTTTCGTTAGAAGATATGATATGGGCAAATAAATTGGCAAAAGCAAATACAAGTGCTAGAGGTATGTTAAGTCAAGCAAGAAGATTGGCGACAGATGATGATGGTTCATGCCTTAAATATTTGGACATAGGCAATCCAGACAGAAAACCTAAAAGAGGATTTTATGGTGCAGATGATATTGCTGATTGGTTCAAGCAAGACCGTTCAGATGATTGGCGACAACGTGACTAGGTATATGTGCGTAGGCATAAATTTTTGTTAATTTGTATCAGGATTTACAGACAGTTTTGGTCTAAATATTTTCAGAATTAGGAGAAACAAGATGCACTAAAACTCCTGTATTATGATTCAAATATTCAACTATTATTCGATAAAATGCACAACTTAATTCCACTTAATCAACTCAATGGTAACAATGAGGATAATGATTTAATCACAGAATACTACGAGTGCCTAGTCGAATGTGACGACAGACAATCAGAATGTAAAAGAATATGTAAGGAGGTTTTAATTCGTTAATTGTAGTTTACCGAGTTAGCAAATGTATCAATTCTATCATCCACCTTAACTAAAATAGAATAAAAAAACAACCCCTTGACTTTTTAAGTCAGGGGGTTTATAATTGGAGTAACCATTTATTAATGATTAGTCCGTTGTCTTTTGTAAAAAATGTTAGAACTGTTTACGATAGATTCTATCAGAAAAATATGAAGGAAGTGCAAGTACAATTTCAACATGAAAACCCTGCTTGGATTCCTTATGACACACTTATCTCAATGATGTCTTGTAAGATACCAAATGATTATACAGAGTGGAAAGATTTATGAAAGTATTATTTAAAATTAGAGAGTTTGCGTGGGTAGTTGCAGACGAAATCGCTGATTGGTTGTACCCATACAGAAATAGATTGACACCAGAGGAACAGTTTGAAATTAGAGTTAAAGACCCGATGAGTGGGGAGAACTTTATGGTTGAAGAAGTCATCCAACAACAGAATGAAAGAATCGAAAGATTACAGGATGAAATGATAAATGTTCAGATGAAATTATCAGAACACGATGATAGATTTAAGACAAGAGTTAAGATTAAGAAGGATAGCACATCTGTATCAGGAGACATCAAGAATATCTTTAATTCCTGATATACTAAATAATTCTTAATATAACTTAACTAACTGATGAAAGATAAGAAGGCAGCTAAGATATTGATTAAGAGAGCAAAAGCAAATCCAGAATTATACACAGATACGGAAGTGAAATACGCAAGACTTATTAAAAGAACTTTAAAACTTTCCAACAATGAGCAACCAATCTCTGAAAATCAATCAAAATAAAGACGGAACTTTTACCGTTGAATGGGATAAACAAGACCCAGAATGGAGTTGGATGAACAACTTGACATCCAAAGAAATTCAAGGTATCATGGAGAAAGCAATTCACTTGGATAAGAACCAATGATAGAAGAATTCAGTAGTCCATCACTTAATAATTTAAAAGATGCAATTGAAGATGCACTTACAGTTGAATCCCCACAGGATATACTGGATTGCATTATGTTGACATTGAAAAGAAATTCACAATACCATCGTATATGTGCAAGGCA